GGCTGTTCGGCCGCTGCGGGCCGCCGCCGACGTTGATGGTGCGCAGCACCTTGAAGGCCGGCGAGCTCGGGGTCGTGCCGATCGCCGACTCGGCGACGATGGCGTCTTGCTTCAGCGCTGCATCCATGACGGGGCTCCATGAAAAAGCCGCCCCGTGGGCGGCGGTGGTGGTCAGTGCGGAGGGGCATCAGCCCCGATTGAAGACGCTGTAGGCCAGGGCCATGCTGACGACCCACTGGCCGCCTTCGGTCTCGCCGTCGCCCAACGGGGCCGTCGAGGTCACGCGGATCGCCAGCGAGCCGGAGGTGAAGCGCCGCATCCGGAAGCCGGTGCGGATCTGGGCCAGATAAGTCTCGGCGAGGTTGCGGATCGTGGCGCCGGCGCGGAGCCTCGTCACGGCGCGGATGGTGATCTGGCCGATCTCGCGGTGGAGATTGTTGCCCGGCGAACCGAACGTGTATTGCCCCTCGGCAGCGCCGGGGAACTCGATTTCAAACCAGCCCGAGGCCGACGCGGCCGCACCGGCGGTCGGCGGTGCTGGCTGCTCCGCGGTGTTATCGACGTCCTTGACCGTCCAGGAGATCGCGGGCGATGCCGCCGCGATCACGGTGGCGAGCTCGGTGCGGAAGGCGTCGCGGAGTGGGTCACCAGCCATGCGGGCCTCAGTTCAATCCGGCGGTGGGCTTGATATAGAACTGCAGCGACGGATAGACGTGATCGCGCAGGATCCGCTTGCGAGCGGCGCCACCGCCGGACCAGCCCATCACCTTCACGCCGGTGGAGAGCTTCACGAACTTGAAGTCGAAGAACATTGATCGGCCGTAGCGACGCACCAGCATCGGCAGCACGACGCGCTCGTAGACGCCGCGCGGCGCCTGGCGGCTCAAGCCGGCGACGGCAGCGGTCTTCGTCCTGGCGGCGCCGCGGCCCTTGCTGCGCGACTTCCGGCCCTCGATCTTCTTGGCGTAGGGCTGCGGGTTCACGATCTGCACGCGATCGCCGTCCTTCACGTTCTGCAGCGCCGCCTTGAGGTCGCCCGTGATCTCGGCGCCGTTGAGCAGGACGGTGTGGCTCTGCGCGTAGCGGCCCGTCAGGACCGGCGAGCGCTTGCGCAGCATGTCGAGCGCCCACAACACGGCCTCGGCCATCTGCGGGCGGCGGATGAACTCGATGCGGCCGAAGGGTTTGACGCCGTTGTAGTCGCGACGGGGTACACCATCGGTCACCACGACGGGCTTGTTGTCGAAGCCTCGCGCGACCTCCTGCACCAGCGCCGTCTCGGCAGCGCGGATCGTGGCCTCCTTGACCCACTGGCTGATCGTGCGGCCGTCCGTCGGCTTGCCGATCTGCTGGACGGTGACCGGCATCAGCCGACGACCTCGAGCTCGTAGAGCGCGACGACATCGCCGTCGCCCAGGGGCTTGCAGTCGACCACGGTGCGGGCACGGCCGCCAACGGTCAGCGTGTCGGTGCCGGAGCTCGGAACCTTCGTCGCCCAGGCCGACGCCAGCATCTCGGTCGGCGCGATCTTGACCCGGAAGCGCTGCTGCTCAGCGCTGCCGCCGACGTCGTCAGTGCTCCCCGGGATGCGCTTGCCCTTGAGGCTGATCGTGGTGGCCTCGCCGTCGCGGGAGAGGGTCATGGTTTCGCCGTGGGCGGTGATGATGCGCGCGACGTCGGCCGCGATGGCTGCGCCTGACATGCTAGAGCGCCCAGGATTTGAAGGGGGCCAGCGCACCCTCGAGGGAGGTCAGCAGTCCGCTTTTGCCGATGCTGTCACCGCCAGCGACGGCGAATGTCGCCTGATAGGTGTCAGGGACGCTGTGGGAACGAATCGACGGATCCCGCGCGGCGCTGAAGTACGCCATCTTGACCTGCTCGATGACCTGCCGCTCCAGTTCCGGAGGGACATCGTCGGGAAGCTCCCACCCCGCGGTGTAGGGCGCTACGATGCCGGCGGACGACCAGCAGCGTGGCGCGCCGTCTGATATCCGTTGCAGAATGCCGCCGCCGACCAGACGGTAGTCGACATTGACGGTGAGATTGACGCCGTCCTCGACGATCTGGCCGGGCGTCATTGCGACCCGCCACGGCAGGATCAGCATCGCGGTGCGGCGCTCACACGTCGCAAGCCACGTAGCCTTGACGACCTCTTCCCCGAAGGTCGGCGGCGACGCCATGTCCGCCGGTCGGGCGAGGCCGCAGTACGTGGCGCACTCCGCAGAGATGCCATCGATCAGCGTCTCGATCTTGGTGTCGTCGCCGGCCAGTGAGCCGATGAGCGCCCGCACTTTCGCCGCAGTCGTCAGCCGGCGTGCCGCTGCGTCGGCTGCCGGCGTGGTGACTTCGAAGAGCGGCGCGTCCATCTGGGCAAGCCTTTAGGTAGCGGCCGCCGCGCGACGCACGATCTCGGCATCGATGAACTCGACGGCCGGCGCCTTGGTCTTGATGTCGATGGCGCCGAGAGATGCGGCCAGCGCGACGGTCTCGGCGGCGTTGAACTCGCGCCAATCGTCCGGGATCTCGACCGCGCCCGTCGGCGCGATTGTCTCCTCGGCCTTGAGCTCGTCACCCCAGCCCTCGGACAGCGCGACGTCAGCCAGGCGGCCCTCGACGATCTCGCCCACCGCGTAGAGCCGCGGATGGAGGGCGCCGTTCTCGACGCCATGGAAATCCTTGGTGATCTTGACCTTCATGGGCCGGCACTCCGAACCGTGGAAAGGAAACGGGCGGCCGAAGCCGCCCGCTCGTTTACATCACCCAACCGGCACTAGGCCGGCGGGTTTGCGGTCGGCGCCTCGCGGGGAAGCCCAGCAGCCACTGCGCAGCCACGAAAATGTTGCCGGCGCCGTTGCCCGCCGGCGTGATCGTCGCGCGGAGATAGCGCTTGTTGCCGATGTAGCCGATCTTCCGCTGTTCGTTGTCGTCGTCGAACTGGAAGCCGGCCAGCGCTTCGGTGCCGAGAAGCTGGGCATCGGGGACGGCCTCGAAGCCGGACCCCGAGGCATCGCTGTGCTCGATCAGCACTGCGAACGTGACATCGGCGTCGGTGTTGGCGCCGATGTTGATCAGCAGTTCGGCCGCCTCGAAGCCCAGCATATCGAGGACCTGCGAGACGAGAGGGGTATTATCGGTGCCCGCCGCCACTGGCGAGAGCGCTCGCTTGGGGTAGACGCAATTATGAAGGTCGCGCATGGCGATTGCCTCCGGAGAAAGGTTGAAATCGAGAGAGGAAAGCGGCGGCCAGTTGCCCGGCCGCCGCCGTCAGTCAGCGACCGATCAGGTCGAGCACTTCAGCTTGCGGATCGCCTCCGACAGGGTCACCTGTCCGCCAAGGCGGCGGTAGACCAAGAAGCGGACGTTGCCGCTGGTCGCCTGCGTGAAGGGGTCGCGCAGCATCACCATGTTGATGCGATCGACCATGGTGTAGGCCCGCATGAAGTCGCCGTAGGCGATCGGGTACGCATCGGCGCCCTCGCTCGGCATGTCCGGGACCTCGACGTAGGGGTCACCGTCGATGGTGTTCGGCTTGCCCAAAGCGATGCCGGGCATCCAGATGTAGCCCTTGTCGGCGTCCTTGAGCTTGCGCACCGAGCCGAGCGTGGTGCGGTTCAGCGCCCAGGAGGCATTGCGGGTGTAGGCGGTCTTGATCGCGTGCTTCAGGGTGATCAGGCCGTTGGCCTGCCCATCGGCATCGGCGATCGTCGCGGCCGTGCCCGAAACGGTCGAGCCGACGCCGGTATCGCTCATCCAGCCGAACGGCTTGCCGACACCGTTGCCGCTCACCACGGCTGCCCCCTCGGCGACGGCGAACTGCTCGTCGCACTCGCTGCGGATCTCGGCCTCGAGATCGAAAGCGGAGTCCTCGAGGTTCTGGTGCGAAATATCCACCAGGGCGTACATCTCATGGGTCGGTATCTCGACCATGCCCCAGCGGAGACCGTCGGTCTCGCTGCGCGTGCCCTGATCGGCGACCCAGACCGCCGAGAACTGGCCGGTGCGCTTCGGGATCGCCATCGACTTGTTGACCGTCGAGCGGACGCGGACCAGCTGCCGGACCGGCGAAATCTCGGTCACACCCTTGATGATCTCGCGGACGAACTCGACCGGTGCCAGAAAGCCGCCGGTGGTGTCGTTGGAGATGCCGAGCGCCTTGCACTCCTCGGCGACCTTGGCAAAGGCCTTCTGCTGCGCCTCGGCCAGGGCCGCAACACCGCCGCCGGTGGCGATCGCGGTGATGGCGCCACGGCACCAGGCATCGTGATGCGCCTTGATCTCGGCCTTGAACTCCGGCGACCCGGAGCCGGGACGCTTCATCTTCAGCTCGAGGGCGTCGAGCTGGTCACGAAGCTCCTTGGCGAGATCCGCATCCTTCTACTGCTGCAGCTGGAGCGCAGTCAGCGAAGCGCTGAGCTCCTCGCCCTTCTTGAAGGAAGCCTCGATGTTGGCGAGCTTCTGCTCCAGAAGCGGATCGGCCGAGCCCTTCTTCGCGATGTCCGCGAGCCGGGCGTCGTTGGTCTTCTTGAACTCCTCGAAGCCGGTCATCATCTGATTGACGATGTCCTTGACCTCGGCCAGCGACTGCGCGCCGCTGGCATCCTTCCGCTCCAGCGCTCGGCGCTGCTGACGGCTCATGACGTGCATGTCTTGCACTCCGGTTAGTTGGTGGTGGAGAAAAGCCCCGCAACACGCCTGCGCATGTCAGCGAGATCGCTCGCCACGTCGCCTTCATCCCGAAGGTCCGCAGCCTTGAAGCCGCGCGAGGCAATCGCCTTCGCATCGGCTAACGAAAACCCGCCTACATCCCGTAGGAAGGTCTCGAAATCACGAATGGTCTTGATCTGGCCCTTGACGGAGTCGACGGATGTCTCGTCGTTCATTCCGAACAGGACCAGGCTGACCTCGAATAGGTCGATCTTCTTCAGCTTCCGGCGGGGCTCGTCGGTTCGCGTGCCATAGGCGACATCGACGGCGACGTAGCCGATCGACATCTGGTCGATGACTTCCGCCTTGAGCGCCGCGTGCAGCCGTTTGCCGATATCGGTATCGAGAGCGAGAAGCTGGCCCTGCACCTTGAGGCCGTGATCGTCCTCTTCCATCGACAGCCACTTGCCGATCGGCAGCATATCCTCGGCCGAGCCGGCCCAGCCGCCGCCGTGCTGCCAGAGCATCTTCGGCAGCTTCTTCTGCTTCTTCCACTCCTTGAGCGTGTCCTTGAAGGCGCCCTTCACGATGACGTCGCCGCCGAGATCTTCGTTTCCGAATACGGCGCCATAGCCCGTGAACGTACCGGGCGCTTCTTCGTCGCCGGCGAACTTGATCTCGCGCAGGCCGAAGCTGGCGTGCTGCTTCACACGGAAGCCGGCTTCTTTGCGCTGGTTGCTGCTGTGGAGCATCACTCGCTCTCCGCGATGGGCAGCGTGTTGAGAACTTCGTTGAGATTGTCGCGCGCTGTCACAATTCGGCGTTCGTTCCGGGCCGAGAGCACCCGGCCGACCTTGCGCTCGATCTCCGCATCGTCGAGGCCCGGGCCGCCGTTGTGGCCAATCATCGATTTCACCGCGGCGGTGACATCCTTGGCCAGGGCGTCGCGCTCGGCCTGGGTGCCCATGTTGAGCGGTAGGAGCGGATCGTCGAGGCCCTCGATCGGGTTGAGGTCTTCCAGCCGGCGGGCCTCGTTGCGGGTCAGCCAGCCATTGATGATGCCCGAGGCGTAGAACTCGGCGCGGGTCTTGTTGTCGCCGCGGAGCAGGCCCTGCATCGAGAACTTGGCGAGGAGGTCGTCCTCATCCGGGAAGAGATAGAGCGCCAGCGCCTGTTCCCAGTTCTCGACCCACGGCTGCAGGGAATGCACGACATGGGCGAGGAAGAAGGCTTCCGAGCTGGCGAAGGTCGCCGTCTTGTCGGTGTGGCCTACCATCTGAGGGAAGACGCCGAGGTCGCGGCAGATCTCCTCGATCTGGAAGCGGCGGGTTTCGAGGTGCTGGTTGTCGACGCCGGTCGCCGCGAGCGGCGTCCAGGTCGCATCCATGTCCAGAACGGCGGTCCTGAACTTGTTCTTCAGGCCGCCCTGATAGGCCTGCCAGGACTCCTTCAGGCGGGCCCGGCCGTCGTCATTGAGACCGCCCTTGATGCTTAGGACGCCACCGGGTTGGGCGCCATTGGCGTGCAGCGCTGAGTGGGTTTCCTCTGTGGCAATGGCGAGCCC